GGTTATAACATAGGTGGAAGAGCTAACTTACTAGAAGAAATGGGTCGTCTAGATGCAGAGAAAATGAATCCAAATAGAAGAGCTGAGAAGCATAGAGTTATTGGAGAATTAAACAAAGGTTATAAATCTGGTGGTGCAGTCCTTAAAGGCAAAAAAGTAGGGTGTCAAATTAAGTAATGAAAATATTAAAGAAAATATGGAACTTCCTATTTGGAAGTAAAGAAGAACCGGTAGTTGTAGAAGAAGCTTCTACAGAAGAAAAAGAAGTAGTAGCACATTGTGTTACTCATACAAGATTTAGAAAAAATTGTCCTGATTGTCTACGAGCAGTTGGAATAATATAATATGGAACCAGAACAAATTCTATACAGACTACAGAAAGCAGTAGATAGAAGAGTACAACAATTAGCAATCTCTATAACGTCCGGAGGGGTTGACAATATGGAAACATACAAGTATATAATAGGACAAATTAATGCACTGGAATCAGTGCGACAGGAAATCTCTAACCTGCAACATGATAAGGAGCTAAATGGCAAATCAGGAACCGTTATCGACCTCAAACGAGGCCTCAAAGATCCACCTACCAAATAATAAATTAGTTGGTCTAAAAAGATCAGAAGAACAAAAAGAAGTTACAAAAGAAAAAACAAAATTACCAAAACCTACGGGTTGGCGAATGCTAGTCCTACCTTTTAGAATGAGTGAGAAAACTAAAGGGGGAGTTCTTTTAGGGGAAGAAACTATAGATCGTCAACAAGTTGGCTCACAATGCGGAAACGTATTAGCTATGGGCCCAGCTTGTTATAAGGATACTGAAAGGTTTCCAGATGGTCCGTGGTGCAAGGTTGGTGATTGGGTGATCTTTGCGCGTTATGCAGGATCACGTATAGAAATTGATGGTGGGGAAGTTCGTCTTCTTAATGATGACGAAATATTAGCAACAGTACAAGATCCAACAGACATCTTGCATAAATTTTAACATAGAAGGAGGAAAACTATGCCAGAGGAAATAAAAAAACCAAGTGAGAAACCGGTTGATATAGATACATCAGGTCCAGAATTTGATGTAGCTTTAGAAGAACCAAAAGAGGAAGAAGTTGTAGAAACAAAGGAACAAGAATCAATAATCACAGAAGTAAAAAGAGAAGAACCAGTACAAAAAGAAACAGTAAGAGAAATTAAAAAAGAACAAAAAGAAGACGATTCTAAACTTGAAGAATATAGTAAAAGTGTTCAATCACGTATTGCTAAACTTACTCGTAAGATGAGAGAAGCAGAGCGTAGAGAAAAAGCTGCTACTGAATATGCTTCTTCTTTAGAAAAAGCTAGAAAGTTAGATCAGGATAGATTTCAAAAAGTCGATTCTGATTATACTAAAAAATTTGAGGATAATATCAAAACTGGGATGGAGTCTGCGCAAAATGAATTAGCGCGTGCTATTGAAAGTGGAGATGCACAAGCTCAAGTTCAAGCAAACAAAAGAATTGCTACCTTAGCTTTTGAGAATGCTAAGTTGGAGCAAAGAAAAGAAAACGCTGGTCAGGAAAAACCTGTACAGCTTTCTGACGGTGGACAATTACCCAAGGAAGCTCCACAATCATTACCACAAGCTGATCCTATGGCCGAAGATTGGGCTGGTAAAAATCCATGGTTTGGTCAAAATAGAGCCATGACTTTTACTGCTTTTGAAATTCATAAGGATTTAGTAGAAAAAGAAGGTTTTGATCCAAAATCAAATGAGTATTATGCGGAAATAGACAGACGTATTAGAGTTGACTTTCCTAATAAATTTGATAATAGTGGAGATAATCAATCGCCTAGACCCGTTCAGTCGGTGGCTTCTGCAAATCGAAGTGTAAAACCTGGGCGCAAGACTGTGAGACTCACTTCATCACAGGTGCATATAGCAAAAAAATTAGGAGTGCCACTCGAAGACTATGCAAAACAATTAAAACTCACGGAAGGAGCATAAGCATATGAAAAAAGAAAACAAAATAACTTCTCGTGCGGCGGAAACTCGCACAAAAACTGAACGTCCTAAAGAGTACAAGCCACCATCCTCTCTGGATGCACCACCAGCGCCTGACGGTTTTAGACACCGTTGGATTAGAGCTGAGTCTATGGGTTTCATCGACGGTAAAAATGTTTACGGAAGATTGAGATCTGGTTACGAGTTAGTACGAGCTGACGAGTATAAAGACGCAGACTATCCTGTCATAGCTGACGGAAAATACGCTGGAGTCATTGGAGTAGGGGGCCTATTGTTGGCTAGGATACCCGAAGAACTCGCGAAAGCGCGTGTTGATTATCAGAAAAGACAAACTGACGGTCAAGACGAAGCAGTAACAAACGACTTGCTTAGGGAACAACATAAGAGTATGCCGATCGATGTCGATCGACAGTCTCGTGTAACCTTCGGTGGTACAAAGAAGTAATTCTTAAACTATCGATTTAAATTAACCCGTCTATGAAAATAGACACAAGGAGTAAATACTATGGCAAATAGAAACACTAGTGGTTTTGGTTTGATTCCTGCAGGTACAATCGGTTCAACACCGGCTACTCAAGGACAAGGCAAATACTACATTGATGCTGGTATGACTACTGATTTATTTCAAGGCTCAGCTGTAAAAAGCTCAGCTGGATATATAATCACAGCTCAAGCAGCTATCACAAATACGTGTATTGGTGTATTTAACGGTATCTTCTACAATGCGGCTACAACTTTGAAGCCGACGTGGGCGAACTGGTATAACCAACCAATTACTCCAGCTAATAGTGAAGACGTTACATGTTTTGTAGTGGACAATCCAACTCAACTTTTTGTTGGTTCGATTGATGCTGCTGCAGCGCAAGCTGAATATGGTAAAACATATGGCTTAACTGTAACAGCTGCTGGCTCAGAAATTAATGGTCAGTCAAGCTCAACGTTAACGTATTCAACTAGACATGCTACTGCAAATCAATGGAGATTGGTAAGATCAGCCGAGGATCCTGAGAACAATGAAAGCGCTGCATATAGAAGCGTTGTTGTTGCTCATAACCTCAACCAATATTTCACTGGCGCAGTATCGTGGGCATAATAGGAGCAAATAGACATGGCAATATCAAGAGCACAACTAGTTAAAGAACTAGAACCAGGCCTAAATGCACTATTTGGGCTGGAATATAAGCGTTATGATAATCAACACGCTGAAATATACGTAACTGAATCAAGTGACAGAGCTTTCGAAGAGGAAGTAATGTTATCGGGATTCGCAAACGCAGATGTAAAAGCAGAGGGTCAAGGCGTATCATATGATGAAGCGCAAGAGACTTACACTGCTCGTTACACTATGGAAACGATCGCGCTTGCTTTCGCTATCACAGAAGAAGCTATCGAAGATAATCTCTACGATAGATTAGCTTCTAGATACACTAAAGCATTAGCTAGATCGATGTCTAACGCAAAAGAAGTTAAAGGTGCAATACCTTTGAACAATGGTCTACCTTCGGTAGCTACGTTCAAAACAGGTGACGCAGTAGCATTATTCAGTACAGCACACCCGTGCATGACTGGACCTAATGTTGCAAACACTTTATCTACTCAAGCGGACTTAAACGAAACTTCATTAGAACAAGCATTGATTGATATCGCTGCTATGACTGATGAAAGAGGTTTAAGAATAGCAGCTAAAGGAGTGAAAATGATCGTTCCTTCTGCTAATCAGTTCCAAGCTGAGAGATTGATGAAATCTCAAGGTAGAACACAGACATCTGATAATGACATCAATGCAATCAACAGTATGGGAATGATTCCTCAAGGATACAGAGTGAACAATTTCTTAACTGACTCTGATTCATGGTACATCATTACAGACGTTCCAAACGGTATGAAAATGTTCTCAAGAACTCCATTGACAACTTCAATGGAAGGAGACTTTGATACTGGTAACGTTAGATACAAAGCTAGAGAAAGATACAGCTTCGGCTGTTCTGACTATAGAGGTATCTTCGGCGTTGAAGGTGCGTAATCTAAACTAATTAATGAGGCCGGACATAATTC